GCGCGGCGTATTTCATGGTCTCGCCGAGCATCTGCAAATTGGTGTTGGAACGGGTAAACGTGCCGACGAGTACGTCGCCCAGTTTGCTCATGTGCTCGGCCTCCATGCCGAGTCCGGAGAGGATATTTGAAGCGATGTCGGCGGTCTGGGCCAATTCGGTGCCACCGGCGGAGGCGAGGTCGAGCATGCCGGGCATGGCGGCTCTGATGGCTTTCGGCTCAAACCCGGCCATGCCGAGAAAACCCTGAGCATCGGCGGTTTGGCCGGCAGTGAATTGTGTGGAACTGCCCAACTCACGCGCCTGCTTGCGCAGATCAGTTAGCTCGGCAGCGTTTTGATCGAGGCGGGTGATCGCTTGTACTTTGCTCATGCTGGCGTCGAATTCGATGCCGGGCATGAGCATCTTGGCGCCCGCATACAGCGCAGTGCCTCCACTGGCAGCGGCGGTGGCGCCTTTACCAGCCATTGAGGTGGCGACATCTCGCTGATTTTGTAGTGCGGTGCGTGCCGCTGTCAGCCTTCGCTGTTGAGCCGCCAATGCCGACAAACGCTGGGTCTGCTCTGCGATGCTTTGATTGGCCGCATCGGTTTGCTCACGCAGACGGCGTTCGTGCTGACTGAGGTTTTGGGTACTAAGGCCCGCGTCGTGCAGCCGAGTACGAAGGCGCTGTAATTGCACGCTGCTTTGCTCGTGTTGCTGCTTGAGCTTTTGCGCTTCACGAATTGCCCTGCGTAGGTCTTGCGTCATCGCCCTGGTCGGCGCGGCAGTAGCGGCGATTTGCTGACTCAGCGTTTTGACTTTGTCGCGTGCAGCACTCAGCGCCTGCGCCGTAGTCTCGGCGGCAGCACGTTGTGAGCGCCAGGCGCTCACATCTTTTTGCTGTGAGTTGAGTGCCTTGAGCTTTTCGCGGGCCTCCTTCAAAGCGCGGGCCGCGCCGATGCTGCTGTTGTTGATAGCTCTCAGCGGCCGAGTGGCCTGATCGATGGCGCTCAGCAATACCCGCAACTTCAGATCATTCGCCATCGACAACACTCCGCAACCTGGCGCGCTCGCGCCATTCCATCAGCTCTTGCAGGCCCAGCGAATCCATGTCCGCTGGTGCCCAATGAAAGACCACCGCCAAGTCAGCCATTGCATCCTCTACGCAACGAGGCAGACATCCGTCTTCGCCGACTTCTGCAACAAAAAAGCGGAAATCTTGCTACCACAGGCCAGCAGATCCGCCGGGTCCATGCCGGCGGCTTCCGGCGCGGTAATGCTTGGCGACGTGATGCGCGGCAGGATCTTGATGAGGGTTGCCACATCCATGTTCAGCAACTCGATCAACTGCACGCCACGCAGTTCGCCCGATTGGGGCTTACGCAGAGTAAGCGTATCGATAGTGGTTTTACCGCGAGTGATGGGGGTGTCGAGGGTGACGCGGTTGTCATCGGCAGACTGGTTGGTTTCGTGTGTTTCGATGCTCTGCATGGGGAGTATCCAATGGGGTTGGGAAGGTCAGAGGCCGATCGCGGCGCGCTGTTTTTCGAGCATGTCGACGCCGTTCACGTTCTCGATAAAATTGAGCAGATCGATCTCGATGATGTCTTCGTTATCGACGATGAGCTTGTAGTAGGAACAGGTGGTGGTGATGCTGTGTTCAGTGTCTTCGCCGGGCTGGGCGTCGCCCATTTCGATGGTTTCGTGACGGCCGCGCATGACCACTTCCACGGCGCTGACGTCGCCCGTATCGTCGCGCTGAAAGGCGCCGGAGAATCGCAGCGCCACACCCGAAGCATTCACCGCGCCGAACTGTCGCAGTGCGATCAGGTCCAGTCCGCCGGTCTTCCATTCGAACTGGATGCCGTCATCGGAGAACCCCAGGTCAGCTTTGACCGGGCCGTTCATGCCTCCGCCGCGATAGCTCTCCATCTTTCGCCCGATCGGGGGGAGAGTGACGGACTTGACCACGCCGACGTAGCTGTTGGCATCGTTGAACAGGTTGAGGTTTTTCAGTTTGCGCGGCAGGGCCATGGCGCCGTTCTCCGGTTAGCGGTTGATCTGGCTGGCGAAGTTGATGAGGTAGCGGTCGGTGATGCGTTGGCGCAGGGTCAGGTCTTCCAGCGGCGGGATCGGTGTGTAGTCGTAATCAAGCCAGAGCTTGCCGGCCTTGAGCGTGTCTTTGGTGTTGATGTCTTCGGGGTACCAGCAGCCTCCGCCGACCAGATAACCGCCAGCGACTTTGGTGCGAAACTCGGCGTTTACCGACTCGATCATGTCGCGCACCAATGAGGCGTGCAGCGGCTTGTCCATCGCCCACATCTGCGCGCCGGCCATGGTGTCGGCCAGTACTTGCGCGGTGCGGGTGTAACTCTCGAAAGTGAACAGCGGGTCGTCGCTGCAGGTGCGGCTGCCCCAGAAGCGAAAACCGCCCTCATTGATCAGCGTGGTGACGTCTTGACCGTTGAGGTAGTTGGCGTCGGTGGCCGGGTTTTGCAGGTCCCAGAACACATCGGCGTTGATGCCGCTGACACCGTTGACTGTCACGTTGGACAGGGTTTTGTGCCAGCCAGTTTGCTGATCGATTTTGGCGCGCACGCCCAGTGCGTTAGCCACGGCGCTGGCAGTGGCGGTCTTGTTGGTGACCGTGCTCCAGCTTTGAAAGTCGGGCCAGATGACCATCACTTCCCGTGCGCCGAAATGGCGGCGGTAGGCGACGGCTTCTTCTTTGGTCTGACAGCCCCAGGCGCTTACGTAGGCGAAGGCTCGCAGCTGTTGAGCGATGGAGGCGAGGGCAATAGCAACCGGCAGTGAATCGAGGCCTGGCACGCCCAGAATACGAGGCACCAGACCCAGTCGCGATTTAGCGGCGAGCAACGCTTTCATGCCGGTGTATTTGCCGGTTTCCGTAGTCGTGCCGATCAGGGCGCTTGCGGTGGCCGGTTCGTCCTCACCTTCTTTCACGCGCACAACGATAACGTAAGGTTTTGTCTGGTCGGAGATGGTTTGCAAGCTGGTGGCGAGAGTGCCTTTAACGCCGGCCTTGCCGATGGCGGTCTGAATGCTGCTGACCAGTACAGGCGTATCCAGCGGGAAGGTCGTCGCATCGGCATCATCGGCGGTGCAGACCATGCCGATGACAGCCGTTGGGATGGTGCGAATCGGGCGAGAGCCATCGTTGAGTTCGATGACCCGCACACCGTGAAGATAATCGGACATGATTAATCTGCGTGGTGAGAAAAGACACCCCACAGGCTGCCGGGCTTATCAGAAACTGACGAGGCGCGGCAGTTGTATCGAGCAGGTCAACAAGGTGCGAATGGCAACTGGAACTGACTCAGGGCGTAGCTGCAGTAGGAGATACTGGCCACTCCATGTTCATGGGAAACCCGGGACTTTGTTCAAGTCGATTGAGTTCGACGCAATACCGCATCCAGCCCACTAAAGCCGTTTGTTCGTCCGGTGTTATCAGCTGTAATTGTTCTGCATACTGCAATGGGGCGATGCGCAGCTGGGCGTGTTGCATCAAGGCGTCACGCTCGCTCAGTGTCTGAGTCCTCTTTTCTGCCGCCAGTGCTGAGTGATCCAGCTTCCATGCTGCACCAATCCAGTGATGGTGGGGGCCAGGCCACGCTTTTATCGTCACCGTATTGGGGAGTTCACCGACCTCTTGCCAGAGCAATGATTTCCCGGTATCTGTTCGGTAAACGATGCCACGGCGGTCCACCCGTTCCTCTGGCAAGCCATCAACCATGACCCAGACATGACCTGGTTTTGCAGGCCCCAGTGGCTGTGTCAGTCGTACTGCGTTGCTGGGTATTTCGGCCCCAAGACCAGGTACGACCGGAAACTCGACCGGCCCTGTCAGGATACCGGCGTTATCAATCAAGTAATTCGTCATCGCTGCCTCAAATTATTTTGATCCGTCCTGGATAGGCAATGTTTCGCGGGCGCGATGTTGCAATCGTACCGACTTCGCTTCCTTCCAAAATGTCAGATTGTTCAAATGCCAGTAGGCTTTCTTCATAATTCGCGTTTTCACCTAGGTCGAATCCATGGATGTCGTGGGCGCGTACCAAATACTCTTGGGTGAGACTTGTAGTTAGCGCGACAATCTCGTCACCCCTGGCGTCGTAGGTTTGTCTTGAGCCCTTTTGCCAAGAACCAGGTTTCCGACCTGTATCCACGTTGCGTGACTCGTCCAGTATTCGAAGAAATTCGCCCCGGCCTTCTGGGCCCCGAAAGGTCAAACCGTCGTCATGTGCAATCCATCCACCCTCATTACCAATGCGGTGTTGCTCCGTATTGACCATTCCTGATTGCTGCGCATGATCCCAAAGCCAGGGCCACTCTGAGCGATCAAACGTCCGACCACTCAACGCGGCGTATCCACCTGGACTGAACTGGGTGGTGGTTTCAAAAACGGGATGCCCCAGCGGCAGCGTATCCAGCCGCCCGAGGAGCCACCAGTGACCCCGTCCGTCCGCACATAAGTGCCACCAGTCGCCCGTACCCATCAGGGGGAAAAACGGATAGCCGCTATGGGAAAGATGCGTATGAAACAGGATGCGATCTGAGCCATGTGCTCGCACCACAAGGCGATGGCCTGAGTGGTCTTTGCGACGTATCAGAATCTCTCGCCTCGTCAATTTCGAATTGGAGGGCGGGAGTTCCAACGTCACTGCACTGTTGCTGGCATCGCAGAGAACCAGACCCATGTGCTCCGAGGAAAGGCTTTTCCCTTCACGAACCAGTGTGTAGGGCCGCAAATAGCTATTGCGTATGGAGCGATCCACGTAGTCACGGGTAGCAAGCACGACGGAGGGATCAATTTTCAATTGAACGTTAGCGTTGCCATTGGTGATGATGTGCATCCGCACAACCTGGTTACGCCCCGAGCCTTGCGCTAAGAGTGGCTTGTAGCTGGGAGCAAGATTCGCCACCGCAGAAAAGACGCCGTCTTTGTCTTCAAGTGCCAACTCCCTCATCCACCAGCCGCCCACTTCCGGTGGAAGCACCACCTCGGCGATCAAAATGTTGGGATCGGTAGGGGAGACGCGTAATTGATTGAGCGGTGCACGGTGCACCTGATTGATGAGCTGGGTCTGTACCGGATCCGGCACAGGGTCAGTGCCATTCGCGTCACCGATCAGCAGATGGCTGGGTTCCCAAGGGATGCCGAGGGCGTCGCAGTTGGTTTTCTTGGCAGCGCCGAGGTTGGTGAGCATGCCGCCGAACAGG